ATATTAAGGCATTCATCGTCAAAATATTTTGTTAAATTGTATATTTTTGGAGTTTCTACATCTTCTATTTTATCTATTTTAATATTTTTTGGTATATCTAAGTTTTCATCACAAACAAACAAATACTGAGGATAATAGTGTATAATCGTATAATCAAACGACATATTAAAATCATATGTTATTAATGTATTTTTTACAAAGTATTTAAAATCATCTATTTTTTTATTTGGATTTTTGTAAAAAAAACTACTAATAATTCTATGATATGGGTTCCTGGTATTTGTGAAATATTTATATTCTATATTATTTTTTATAAACTGTTTTCTCTTAATATAAGGAATATGTGCTAAATCTAATCTGGAATTAATATACCAATAATTGTTAAGTATTGTGTTATTTTTATTATTCTTAATTTTGTTTCTAATATATGTTCCACTATTTTTTGGAATATGTATAAAAACATTATAATTATCATCGCTTGATTTAAATATTAACATTATATAATATGATATAATATGATATAATTAATTATTACATTAATTAATTATAAAACCTGCGTTTTAAATGTTCAAATGTGTTAAATTAAGGCTTAATTGTCACCGTCTTTATCTCGGACGAGTCAGGGACCGAGGATAAAGTCTCTGGTGTATTGAACAATATAGAAGGTTCTGTAGGTTCGTTAGGTAACTCGGTTATGTCCAATTGAATACTTTCCATAGGTTCAACCGTAGACTCTGGTGTCATGTTCAATGGAGAACGGGGTAATGTATCTATAGGAGTATCTTGACCCACGATATAGGGAGGAGAATTAGAGGTTACAATTAAGGGTGAGCTGGGTATATAGGATTCTTGTTCTGTCAAGGGTAATGTATCTATAGGAGTATCTTGATCCACGATATAGGGAGGAGAATTAGAGGTTACGTTTAACGGTGAACTAGGTATATAGGGTAAATCCTTTGCTGGATTTAATTTTTCAATGACTCTATTCCAATTATCAGGAGATTGGTCACTGATTAGATTTGCAATCACCGTCTGGTCAGGTAAAACTTTACCATCTGGCAATACTAAATCAGAGTCTATCCATCCTAATGGATGTTCAAACGGTCCTAAATAATCATTGTCGTCAACCCACCATCTTGCAGATGGTTTTCCATCCTGGTTTATAATGAGTGAACGATAAATATCTCCAGTTTGAGGGTCAGATGTATCAAATTGCCATCCTAGTTCCATGGGTGGTTTACGGGTACCCACTTGTGCGGATGACAAGGGTTCTTCTATAGGTAACTGTAATAGTTCTTTGCGTTGATTACGCTGTATTTCTTGTGAAACCGACTCTGGATTATCCGTCCCGCTTATTTTCACAATATTATCTGAAAAGGACATTGACATCAACTGGTCAATGTTATCCTCAGTTATCAATCTCAATTGAACATTAATAGTGGACAGTTCTTGCATCAACAATTTAAATGCATATGGAACACGAATGATGCTGAAGGATTTTCCGAATTTACTAATATTTTCAACGTTCATACCACCGTCCAATGTTCCAGAAAAGCGTATCGGACCATCGGAAATCGGACTTAAAAATAGATTACGGCTTTCGTTATAAATAGCAGTCATACCCGTTTTATTACAAACGGCCATATAAAATTGGTCACCACGCACTAACATGGACTCTTGTAAAAAATGCATGGCTCCGTGTGCTATGACACCATCTCGTTCCATCTCACCTATACGCAACCCACCATCGTTTGCACGTCCTTGAACGGTCTGACGTGTCAACATGGTACGAGGACCTTTAGATCTATAATTGATTTTATCTTTTACCATGTGTTTTAAACGCATATAATAGGTTGGACCCATGAATATTTCCGAGGCCATTCGGACACCAGTTTCTCCATTGTATAAATATTGATTTCCAGATGAATGAAACCCGACGTGAGTTAGCATGTTCCCGAAACGTGACGCCTTTTCTCCTTTATTCATAAAGGCGGTACAGTCTCCAAATCCGCCATATATTACACACGCTTTTCCCATTAAGGTTTCTATTAATTGACCTATAGTCATACGACTTGGAAGAGCATGTGGATTGATAATGATATCTGGACGAATCCCTTCTTTCGTAAAAGGCATATCGGCTTCTGGTATCACAAGACCAATCGTACCTTTTTGACCACATCTAGAACAAAATTTATCACCTATATTCGGGATACGTTCATCCCGCACTCTAACTTTTGAAATACGAAATCCATTGTTTCCTTCGGTCATGAACGATTTGTCCACAAACCCGCTTTGTCCTTTTTTAGGTACAACTGAGGCGTCAATGTATTCGCCTTTCTTATCTTGACTCGTTATAACTTTTCCAATTAAGATGGTTTTATCATCAAGAGGAGTATTTTCATGAATTAATCCAGATGCATCTAATTTAGAATAGTCAAACCCATTCCTGACTCCAACTACAGAATTCAAATCTATGTTTGTAAAATGTGAATCTATCGTAGAAGAGGCAGTGCTTGAACTTTCTTCGTATGATTCATACATATTATAATAGGTCGTTCGGAACAATCCCCTATCAATGGAAGCTTGGTTGAATAATATAGAATCTTCCACGTTGTAACCATTATAACACATGATGGCTACAATTACATTCTCTCCATAAGGATGCTCTTCACGATTGATTTTGTCAAGATATCTACTTTTTACCAAAGGTATCTGTCCATAATTCAGAACAACCCCCATTTTATCAATACGCGTGTGATAATTGGAATGATACAATGAAACGGCTTGACGCATTTGTCCACACGCAAATACATTACGAGGAAGTGGGTTGTTTTCAGGAAATACAATTTGGTTACCCATGATACCAAGGATGAGAGAAGGATGTATCTCAATGTGCGTATATGGTTGGCTCTTATAATCGTCCATAAATGCAATGAGTGAGCATTCTGCTTCTGCAGTATCCATGTATTCCACAATACCTTTTGAACTATCCAACTTGGTAATATCTTCAGTATTATACATTTCGTTTAATGTATATACTTTGGTTGGGTTGTAAGGTAATTTACGTTTAGCAAACCCAATTTTCAATTCTTCCCATGTAAATTGATTGCTTTCTAATTTTTCAAGTATAGATGCATTCTCAAAACTAGCTTGACCATCGGTTACATAAAACAATGGACGACATAAACGTCCTGCATCCGTACATATATATATGGTTTGATTGGAGATATCCCATTGTACCGACGTAAAATAAGGTATCAACCCATTACGTCTATATTGTTTAATGGAGTCTACAAAATCTTTCGCTTTATCATAGACTCCTATCCAATTCCCATTGACTATAATTTTAGTCATGGTTCCATTGTAGAATGGAGAATGTTCCTCTAACTTATGAATACCAAACTGCATCAACCATTCAATCAATGCTTTAGAAGAGACATTGGTTGTAATGCTTGTCGCCAATGAAAGGTGCTTATGTAATCCGACGTTGGCTCCATCCGGGGTATCAAACGGGTCTATGACACCCCATTGAGTTCCGTGTAGCAATCTAGGTCCAATCACTTTTGCACTAGCATCCAAGGGTAAATTGATTTTTCGTAAATGGGACAATGATGAATTATAACTTAGACGGTTCAATGTTTGTACGATACCTAAACGACTAGTTTGATTGTCTGACCCCCAATTTCCTTTAAACCCTTTACGAAATCCGGCTTCAATCATACGCTCCGAGAATATCTCCCGATAATTTTGTTCAATCAATCCTGTAAAATTAGTTTTATATAAACCCTGTTTGTAAGTATATTCTTTGTCAATACGTTGATAAATATTTTTTTGTTGTAAATTCATATACTCTTTAAATAAATCGTATAAAAGTGACCCTGGCAATTCTACTCGTTTGTATTTATAATTATCACGATCCGTTGCTTTAGTATCCTTGATATACACACGTAATACTTCCCTTACCATATGTCCTAAATAATAGGCTTTTGCAATAAAATTCATCTCTCCGATATGGGGTAAAAAATAATTTGTAAGAATTTCTAATGCATGTGAAATGGTTTTATGTTTCGTAAAGGTAGCAATATATTTTAGGGCTTGTTCTTGACTAAATATCATACCAGAATCATGAATGCAAGGAATAAACAATGGTAAATAACTTTTATATTTGGTTAAATCCAATAAACAATATTCTATGATGCTTTTATCAGAGACTATCCCAAGCGCTCTCATCACGATAAACAATGGAACCGGTTTTCTCACGTTGGGGAGAAGTACTACAATTTGTTGATTTGTATATTTATCCGACGGTGCAATTATTCTTACAGATAGGGTTCGTATCGGTTTAGATGCATCTTCGGAAACTGAACGAATGTCAGCAGAATGACTATAGATTTCATTCACTTTATCACGTACATACAACATGTTATCTGCAAATTTTTCTTGTGAAACTATAACCTTTTCTTTACCGTCAATTATAAAATAACCGCCATATTCATTTTTACATTCTCCTAATTCATAACGCATATCGGGAACCAAGTTTTTTAAAATACATAATTCTGACCCCAACATGATTGGAAATCTGCCAAGAAATATTTTGGGCAATGTAGTTACATAGGTTGGTTCCACAGGATACTCCCCGTCTGGTGATGTAATATAAAATTCTAAAAGAACATCATAATGAATGGTAATACCATACGTCATGTTTCTAAGTCTTGCTTCGTTTGGATACATGAAATGTTCGCGTTGTTCATCAAATATAATCGGCTTACCATAGTATAATTTATCACCTTCTTTTCCTGCTAAAAAAATATTACAACGTAAATGAAACCTTCCAGTATCTCTATCTTGTTCTTTCATAATTCGTATCGGATTTTTTTCCTTAAATATTCTTTTTATTCCATCTCTAAAAAATTCATTGAATGAATCTAAATGATGATTGATGAGAATAGATGGATTGTCATCAAACAATTTGTCAATGATGATTTGCGATAAGTCTTGGCTCATGTATATAATTACATTAGTATTTATTTAATTGATAATTTAGTTAAATGCTAGATATCATAAAAAGACCAATAAATATAAATAAAAGTATAAAAGGTAAAAGAACTAAAAACCACGACAATTGTTTATATCCAGATTTACACAAAGAATTCAATATAATCGTCCAAAGGACAATATAAATACCGTGTCCTACAAAGATGGATCCCGTACTGTATACTTGACACTCATAATCTCCTACACAATACTTGGTTTGATTCCCTGCATTTTGAATCATCATAATTACTACAGATATCACGGATATGACTAAATATACATAGGCAGGAGTACATAACTTTCGTATTTTATCCATCGTTGTCATTATATTTTATGTGCATATTAAATTTTTGAGACAATAATACCAGCATTATTATGAATTTTCATTACATCTGGAGGTTGAAGTATAGGCATTGTACTATTCAAGGATTGAACGACTGGAAGAGGAGATAACTCATTTTCACGTCCGTTCCATTGACTCGCCAAGGAATTCGTATTAAACAATGTATTTCTCATAAAATTCACCATTGGACCAAACGTTACATTTCGTGAACCTCCTAACCGTTTTTTTTGACGTGTTTTACGTTTAAGTGAACCTCCTAACCGTTTTTTTTGACGTGTTTTACGTTTGCATATGCGTTTTGTTTTCCCACCTTTTAAAGAAGAATTCATGGGAGGATCTAAATCTCCTATCGTATTCAAAGAAAAAAATGTACCTCCTTCGGATACGTTACCATTCACGCCGGGTAACATATTTACACCCCAAGGTAAACCTTGGGCATAAGAGGCAGGAGAAGATATCATTCCACCTTTTTTGCGCCTTATATGTCTCATACTATATATAAATACATTATTCAATATCTACATGTGTTAAAAGATGACGTCTGCAACACATTTTATTAAGACGAAGACTATCCAATACTTCACCTTCTATTGTTTTTTCTGCATATTCCGTAGTTAAATAACGAACTCTATCCATAGTTACACCTTTTTCATATTTACGTTTACGCACTTCACGTTGATAATAATTATATTTACTGCCAATCACTTTTCCACACGTAAAACATTTTACTGGTATAATCATTGTTTATATATAGAATGATACAATTATTTTAAATCAATTTTTTATCATTTAATTGCATTTACCGTAACATGTATTTTTATGATGATAATATTTAACGTCTACTTTTTTACCATTGTCAGTTGAATAAGTAGGACCATGACGGTTTCCTCCAACACATTGTTTCCCATTCAAAAGTGTGCAAAAACTTGCATGTTTACATGAAGAGTTGCTTAAACCGCTACACGTGTCATGCAACTTCTTCATATCATTGTTATGTACGGAAGGGATATGATCCATTATTGGTTTTACCTCAAACCCATCCCTATTGAATCCATTCATGTTAAATACATGTGTGAGGGCCCATACCATAAGCAAAAAGAATAAAATAATCCCAATTATTAATATAAATAGATAAAAAAAGTCATTCGTTGTAACACCTTTTTTACGAATAGTATATTTTTTATTACCAATTATATTTAAGATACTTTGGTCTAATGTAGACATAATATATATATATATATATATATATGTCAACCATACCTAAGAAAAAAGGATTTGCAACAAGACAACCTACTGCAGAGACAACGACCACCAAACCTATACCCCCCAACCAACCCAAACCTAAAATGACCCCAGGACAACGAGCAGAAATGTTTCGTAAGTTAAAGGCTGATGGGGTACTTCAAAGACAAATCAGTGATTCTGATACAGTCCTTCGTAGGATGACAACCACGGTCGAAGACCAAACCAGTCTCATGACACATTTAGAAAGATGCTTGCATCGATTTAACGGTTATACAAAGTATGGCGATAAGAATGATGACATTTATTGGTATGCTAGAAATAGAAAAGTCCATTTATCCTTGCATTATGGCGGTTCACAAACATATGATGGTGCAATTCATATTAAGTATATTACGGACGAACAAAAAACTCTTAATTTTCGTATAGATGTCTCTGAAACAATGCTGACACCGAACCCATCGGTGAACGAAAATACATTTGATGGACGATATATTAGGATGAGTAAACGTGATATTAAGCGTATATCACTAAATAGTAGTGATTATCAATATTGTCAAGATATAACAAATAGTATATGTCATTGTTTAGATACTTATATCACACAATTCATGAGTACCATGGGTGGAAAAGTGAAATCACGACGCAGAAGTCAATCCTATATTCGTAAAACGCGTAAGAAAAAAAAAACGCGTAGACAAAAATAGTAACATAATATATGTTTATAAATAGCAAGACAAATAGAAAGACACCTAACGCGAATGCATCAGAAGAACCTGCCACATCACCTGCCTCACGAACTAGGTCTAAAACACCAACTAGGTCTACTCCAAGGACACAACGATGAAGGACACCTTCATCCGCATCATTACTTATGCCTAGTATGGGAAGAGGAAGAGGTACTATTAAGTAACACCCGAAGAAAAGCAGAATCATCGGCACAGCGTGCGGCAGTGGCTGACGAAGAAGCGAGACAAATAGCTGTGGCAAGAGCAGAAAGTGTGTGATTAAGAACACAAATATTAACACGGACAAAGACTGAATCCGATACGATTCATCGGGTACTTACTCAAAATTGGGATGGGTTCAGTGGTTATTTAATGAGACAACTAGGGTCCTATTCATTTCCTGTCAAAATAAGTTATAAGGATTCTACTGATATAATTGTTGAGGAGTGGTATAAGGATGTAAAAACTTTAAATCCGAATGTACCTGGAAATATTCATTTAACTATACATAAGGATGGTAGTAGGGGTCCTGATGGCGCAGTACATTTCAAATATATACAGATGGATACACGTTACCCTCCTGTAAACTTGAGGGTAACCAGTTATATTGAACCTAGTAATGGCGTGTTTATGACGTTAGACTCTAGTGCAAGTAATGCCATGAAATCTATTAAGAACACTGACGAACCACTATTTGTTAATGGTTTCGTTGTGGATGTGCTTCGTGTTATAAATGATTATTTGTTAATCTTACGGGATAGCGGTCCTTTAAAAAAAGGTGGTAAGCGCAAAACAAGGCGCCGTTCTGATAAAACACGTAAAACACGCAAAATCTATAATAAGTTGATATAATTCTCAAATAGTAACCTTAAACTATTAATAATACATGTCATTGTTACCTGAAAAAAACCATCTTAAGGATAAATAATCAGCGTTTGTATCCGTCATACTCGAACTATTTCCAATCTGGTTCAAGTTTGGTCCTTTTTCAACAATGGACTGTATATCGTTCACGCCAAGAGCAGTATTAAAATATTGTAAGTTAGATGTATATCCTGAGAATCCACCGTTCATCGATACATACACGTCTCCATAATTTTGTCGCGGAATGCTTTTCATGATATGTCTGCGTATTAAATTCCCATTTACATAAGCGTCTAATTTATGTTGTTCATCCACACGAATAATTACACTTATCCATTTATTCAATGGTACATCTGGAATGATCATTTCTTCATTAATGTGTTCAAATGTGTTCATCACTACAACCAAAGCATTTGTATCGGGTGCAATGTATAACCCAGGAGCATTGTTAGGTTGTACCATACCGTAGGGTCGTTTGGTTATGTTCACATCATCGTTCCCTTTATTGAAAATATGTCTATATTCATTTTGTTTATAGGTTAAATCATCGATATATATCCATACAGACCACGTAAATACAAGACCATCTTCTGAATTATTGGACCGTAATATCGGGATTGCTCCGCTTACAGAAGGGTCTTGTGGGATGCGCATAAATTGTTTAGAGTCTATCATTCCATTGATAAGGATAGGATTACCCGAAGGTGTAAAGATTTTAGATAAAATGGTTGTTCCTAAACGTAATGCAATTATAAATAATATAAGCACAAGTAATAGAAATGCAAATTTTGCAACTATACTATTGGATTGTAAAAATTCTTTGGAACCCTCTAAATACCTGTTTGAACTAAAATTATTAAATATATCTCCTGAATTTGAATAACTATTCATTTGTGTCATGACTTATATAATACGATAAGATAATTGTGTATATATATATATTCTTATATCTCAAAACTAGATTGTTCTTGATTGTCTTCCATGAAACTGACTTTAAGTCTATATTTATTGAATATACTTCCAACGGCGCTACCACCATACCCAGATTTATATATATTATAAGCTTGTTGAGGATTGGTTGCATCATCCCAATATTCAAAATTAGACGTCCAACCATTAAATCCTCCATTCGGTGTTACTAGAATGTTTGTTTTTGTTCCCACCATAGCAACCCCGGGTAACACACATGTTCGTACTAATTTACCGTCCACATATACATCTAAAGTTCGTCCATAGAGACTGATAATCAAATTCACCCATGCTTGCAATGGAAAATTAGAGATAGCACATTTGTGAATAATGGCTTTTGGTAAAGTGGTTTGTGACGAAGATTGAGATGAGGTATCCTGATAACATGCTATGGAAATTTCAATATTGTTTTCAATGGCTCCTAATACGATTTTAGGGCTTGGATGGGCTTCTTCATCCAACCGTTGCAAGAGGACTTTGGGCTCACCAAATCTATAGTTCCAATCTTGTACGTAGAACCATGTGGAATATGTATAATTGCTTGTATTGTTATTGTTCGGTAAAGTGCTAGCATCTATCGTTTGTCGTTCGTTTCCATTTTGCAAAGTAGTTAGACCAGTAGAGGATTTAGAAAAATAATTAATAATTAAATACAATAGTACGAGTAATACAATTACAACACCGATTATTCTTCCAATTGCCATATCTATATATAATATAAATATAAATTAACAAAAAGTATTAAAGGGACGGTAATGGCAAACTTTTTAATGTTTTATATCCAATCCTAATATGTCCCTGTTTCATAATTTCACGATTAAACATAACATTACATATTCCTCCTTCTATACCTTTTATGGACCCCACCACCACATTTTCCATAGTCATATAAGGTGCTATATTCGGCTTTGAGCCTACCAACACTCCATTTAAAAAAACATCCATCGTTGAACCATCATAATTGATTACAATGTTGTTCCAAGTTTGATACTTTACATCATTCGTCTCATATAGAGTTACTTCTTTGTTTCCTATGATTTGACAATTTACCCTTAAACTATTCTCTAAACCATTGTATTCAATGGCAGGTTTTCGTCCAAATTCTAAAATATTTGTATATTTAGAATAAGATGAGCGGGTACTTAATGGTTGTGGATTTATCCAAAACCATGCTGAAATAGAATACTTGTATGCCCCTTTATCTACGACACCCGAATGTATAATATCATACGAACCTAATTCATGACGTGTATCTAAATAGACTGGATCTCTTAACAACTGGGTTCCATTGGAATTGACCGCAAATAAAATTAATTTAGGTAACAATATACGAAGGGTTATAAATATAATTTCTCCTGCTAGTATAAGCCATATTGTTTTTGTAGTGATATTATATTCGTGTTTTACCCATTCTGTAAAATCAATTAATAAACAAGGTAAATACAATATAAATGCACTCGCTAACGACATGAATGTATACACACGAGTTGTATTCAAAGTATTATCCGTATTACGTGCAGGTTTCATAACCAAATAAATACATGCAATCAATCCAATCAATAACAAGATATCTATAATATACATCACTGCTGAACCAGTAGAGTTTGATACGGTTAAAATCCAACCAAATATATATATACATAATACGACCACGCATATTGTAAAAAGAGTATATCCAACTTTAATGGTCATATCCCATAATGTGGGTTGTATCACAATGCCTTGTGCTCTTAAAATATCTTTTTGTTTAACGAACATATAGGTCATTGTTTGAATACACAAAATAAACAATAAAAATATTATGGACAAGGCTGGATATTTATCCGATATACCCAAGGGGGACCATTTATAGATAATAAGTGCTAATATTATCAACTCTATAATACTTGCAAGAGCATAATAATTTGGATTGGTGATTACAACTGCCATTCCATCATGATAATACTGTTTTATAGAAGTTAACATTTAGATATAGAAGAGGAAAAAATAAAGTAGGTTTATAGATTTTCAAGCGCTGTTTTCTCTCCATGACAATTACGACAAAGTGCCACTAAATTATCTATATGATTAGTACCTCCATGTTCTAATCTTATAGTATGGTCTATCTCAAACCATGCTGGCAATTGTTTTTGACAACGACCACATATCCATCCTTGTCTTGCTGCAACATATTTTTTCTTGGTCTCACTTACACATCGTTTGGTTGGACGAGGAGTGCCTCCCCGTTCCTGCAGTGCATCCGGATAGACTTGTTTGGTTATTTTCAACAAAGGCTCAAATAAATTGCCTACACTTTTATCCACGGGTAAATGACGGATTACACCGCTGGCCGAGGACAATAACGTATGTGTATCCGAAGGATACTTTTTAAAAAATAAATAAGCGGATAATCCTGCAAAAGCAATTCCAATCATTTTATAATATTTTTCCCAAGATTTTAATAGGTTTGTATATTTTCCATCATGATACGTATTCATTATAAAAAAACATGTGATTGCAAAAACCAGTAATTCTATCTTCATTATTATGTAATTATATATTCTAAATTATAACTTTAATATAAAAAAATGAATGGATTCTAGAATAACCGTCTACAAACAATAACCTATCTATGGAGTTTTTACCTGAACATTGGGAACTTATACTAGAATATATGATTGGATATCGTTGGAATATATATGAACACATCCTTACCATGATACATACCCATATGCGTGATTCGATACGGTTAAAACGTATTAAACATACAGAAGAACATCCTTCCTTGTATCCAGAGGATTTGATTATTCCCGATTCTGATACAAGACAAACCCACGACCAAACTACTTTACTTGAAATTGACCATACTTGTCATCGTATTCTTCTTAAATATGCGTTGTATATTCATTTTGGATATACAGATAATGCAACACATACCATAAGCGTCGTGTTGGAAGAATGGTTGCACTTTGTGGAATCTAATATACACGCATTGGCACACTTTGATACTGCACATGATCGTGACCCATGGATTGAAACCGCAGATCTGCCTCGTTTCAATGAACTTATGAAACGATTTCAATGGCACGAAGATACAATAGATACATTAAACACAATGATACGTTATAGAAATAAAAACTATAAATGGATGCGCAACATACCCAAACCAATCCACTCTTTATTTTAATGTTTGCTGGTAGTATGGCTATTTTCAATTGCCTATACATCTACATGTTCTATATCTGGTTTCAATACGACTTAAACGCTAGATGCGGCAATAAACAATGTAGAAGGATCCGTTGGTATTAACATCTGGAACCTATGATTTTAATAGGCGATATCCACGTTCATCTTCGCTAGCACATACAATTGGATTTATTGTATTAAGGCATGTAAATAATGAATTAACAAATAAATATTGGATTAAATGTGTTCATTCTATGATAATAGTGATTATAATTATTACTATTTACATAATAAATTATTTGAGGTTGCTATGATAATTCATGATTCTGTATTTATAAATACATATATATTATGGGACCAAATAAAGATGAAACAAAAATGATAAATCATTAAAGAACTTTTATGAAAACAAAAAAATATGGACGGGTTGTTTTGGAGGCATGACTATAATTACACACGATTATTTAACTTACATTAATAAATATGATATTAGCAAACTTTTAGCTATTGTATTATGTAGATATAATCGTTGTAGTTTTGAACGAGTCATTGATTGTTTATTACAAAAAGAAGAAGGAAATACAGAATCATTATTAGGGACTATACATAGATATTGTAAATGGAACAACTTTTCAAAAAATAGATAGTTTGAACCATCTACCATTAATAAAATGTTGGACTGGTAGATAATCGTGGGTTTAATTGTTTATGCAAAAAAAATGAAATACTTTATAATTATGAAGTATTTTCAAATCAATTATAAAAATCATGGAATTGCCAGATGAAATCATTTCAAAAATTATGACGTATCATTCTAACGTACGATTTGACAAAGATGAATTGTTAGATAGTGTGAAATTGCGTAAAACATATTACGAATGTACTAATTGCGCTACAAAAGGCAATATATATATATTATATAACCTATTAGATAGCGATGAACGTGTAGGTGTATTATTCTTTAAATGGGTTGTAAAACATATCAACCCCGAATGGTATTGGAGAGACCTTTATTATGACCATTACACACGAGGCCTAGGTTGCCCATTAGGACCTCCTTATATTCAACGATGATATGAACATGAATTTGCATCCTTAAAAAAATAATAAATGGATATCAGGTATAACCATTTATTATTTTATTGTATAAAATAAGTATGTAATAATATAATTGTGATAAAATTTTAAACACTTGGTTTATCAACAGTTTGAAAATTATTAATATAATCTTCTATTATATGAGATTTATTTGTTTAGAATATAATATCATTTACAATACAAATTATAAAATAATATCCTATGAAATACCTGATATAAGTTATTATAATTTAGGTATATATTTATACAATAGTACTTAAAAAGAAACACTATACTAATAGTATGTTCCTGTAGCTCAGTGGTTAGAGCGATGGTCTTATGAGCCATAGGTCGTGGGTTCAATCCCCATCAGGAACAATCCTAGCAATAGCTCAGTTGGTAGAGCGACGGACTGTAGATGAACGTATTCCGTTGGGCGGGTGTTCGATTCACCCTTGCTAGATTTATTTAGTTAGAAATAAATTTACGTATATGTATAAAGATAAATATAGTATAATAGTATGATGAACGATGATATGGTGATACGTTCTACGCATGAAGGTCCTGCTGCTGGCGCATTTAAGTTAAATTCTAAATACATGACCGGTGGTAATTTATCATCACACAATCAAGATGGTCTAGCAGTCCCAGCAGGTTTATATTTAATACAACCAACGGTTCATTCTACCTATATTATGAATCCTACCGAAAAAGTTGTGGACAATGAAGTATACGAACGTTTAATTGCAAATATAGAAGTAGTTTCTAGTTCACGTAACCAAAGTAAGAAAAAATCACATAAATCATTGAAATCCACACGTAGAAAAAAATTATAACATACTCCAATTATTATGGTTGAACGGTGAGACTTTAACCTCGGGTAGTTTAGATTTCCAATAGTCTACATGTTTGTCAAATACACGTTCTCTAACCGTAGATGGATACAATGGAGCTAATTTCATAGCATCTGATTCTTCTTGTGTAATGACCGGTTTATAACCATAGCAATTAATCCCAAATTGAACGTTCGGATTGGCTATATATCCGCCATTTATACCGGGTCTTCCACAGTCGTGTTCATGTCCAGGTATAGTTTGTAAATTAGACCATTTTTCATATTGAGTTGGAAACAATGCCATTTGTCCATCAGACCAACCCATGCTACACCAATCTGCATTTTTATCATACGCCTTGTCTAATTCTTTCCAAGTCGCTAAACGTCCTCCATAGGCTTTGCATACTGCTTTGGAGTCTTCATATGTGTATATATTTTTTGGAATATGAAAAACTTGTTTTTCAAGTTTTATTTCAGGCACAGAGGTTTCTTCAACATTATAATCGGATTTGTCGTCTGGATCTAAAATTATGTTATCGTCAGTATTTGTAATGAGGGATGTGATTAAATTCATATTAAATAAATAATTAATTACATTTACGAACAAGATTAATATAAACATTCCCCATAGTATATAGGTAATCCATATTCTCGTTTTAGAAGGGTCGTCATTACGAAACAATATTGTATAAACTACAATTATACAAGTAAATGCAAGTAATATAACATGGTTGATGTCTATAGACCCATTGGTTAAAGTATTGGTATCCATATCATAATGCATTATTTTTTTTTTCTATAAAATAAACAGTAGGCGTTTGAATCTATTACATTATTCTCGTCAATTGGGGACACGTTGAGGTCATTGAATGTATACCATTGTCCATCTGATATACGTATTTTAGAAATATAGTGTCCATGAAACAAATCGCCAGAATGTTCGCATACTCCATATAAATCGTATATGGAGGATTGTTTATTATATCCTTTTACGTATTGTGTAAGATTTAAATCCTTCAATGGAAACATCATTTTACGCGTATCTTTATTACCATCGTTGGTCAAACGGTTCAAATGGATGATGAATATATCTGGAAAGCTCCAAAATAGTAACCTTTTATCCACATTTTGTTTTTGGTTTATAGAATCGTTCCACCATGCATTCTCTCCCTCTAAACGTTCTACCTTACAAAATTCATCTATACAATCATACAGGGTTGGATTCTCTTTATTAAGGGGTAAATATAAACTTAATATAAAAAAAGGTTCTGGTTTTATAGATAATCTAGAACCATTGGTAACCGATTCAAGTACGGTTACATGAATACCATAAAACAATTGAATGATTTCAGAGTAATTATTGGAATACATTTGAGTCATCATTTCATAACAACTTTTTGCAAGGTCGTCTAGTTCAGACGTTGTCGTTCCGGTTACATTCATAACCACTTTTCGTGCAATGGATGTATGTATACAATCCATTAAAAATAATAGAAATTCTTGAATATCATTTTGCTGATATCCGGAAAACATGGTATTCTGTTTAGCATATGCAACGTGGTGTATAGCCCGTATAAAACTTCCTGGTGTTATATTACAATTTTGTTTCCACATCATTTTTCTTAAAATATCCCATTCATACAAGATTGTTGTATCTGGTCCTGGTTTACATGCCAGTATATCTAAGGAATCCAAAAGTTCGTTTAATTCATATGTATGGGATAAACATTGAATACATGAATTGATATAACAACTATTCCCAACGTTTGAAAGACCTGTTTTACCGAAACCATTGTATTTTTGAAATGTATTCGGGTTCATACATAATAACAGATGTATAGTTTAAACGTTTTGTAAATAATATATTCAAATCTCGTTTGGAACCGTTTATAATAGTCATTCAAAAAAGATTTGAATAATCATTATATGACACCAAAATATGCATGGAACATATACAACATACCAAAAGATACACCCATATGAACCCTTTTATGGAGATGGAACAAGTGATATTCATTTGAATATACTAAGTCTTCAACATACCGGAAAATAATCCGAAATAGGACGTACTCCGTTGGATTGATTCACAATACTGCGTAAATAACCATCAAACAATACTGATTTTACTTCACGGTTGCGTAATTTATCTAATTGGTTGTCATACACTTCTTTATTTGGATATTTAAGTTTTAAATCCGCTAGTTGTCTATTCCATTGTCTTAAGGTTATACCTTTTTTTTTCTTGAATAGGGTCATCCGTTCAAGTACCAATGCAAATACTTGTTGAACGGGTACCATAATTTGATTTGTGATATAATGTGCATAATCTATGACTAACTTATGCGTTTGTATGTATTCAGGTGTTTCTATCTTTTCACCTTGTAATGCACGTGTATTGTCGTGTTTAAAATATACGTATGCTATTCTATCTCCTATGTTTGGTTTATTACCAGGGTCTCTTCTTGTAATTCTATCCGCTAATACTTTATGTGCGATTTGTTTCGGGTTTTTATAATTACCCCTCAATGATTTTGTAATTACTAATTTATCCATTGGAATATTTCCACACATTAACTGATTTAAACTAGATTGCAGAAATTCAACTGCTTTATCTATATTTTTATTTTTCATTAATATATCTATAATTCCACCATATATGTCTTTCACAATAGGTGCATTATCCCTTCGTTTTAATACTATACCCATCGACGTTCGTTTGCAATGGGTATCGTCGTCGGTATACATCATACCAACATACCGTTTTTTGGATAGTAAACAAAACGGCAAGAATGTCTTTTCATACTCTAAATCATGAGGTTGTTTTAAAAATTTACTTGCAAGTTCACCTGATTGTTTCGCAAGTTCAATTGTAATTTTAAGAGCAGTTTGCCCATGGATTGGTGTTCCATCTATTTCTTGTAAATTAAACTTAAAGAATATAGAATCGGTATCGCCATATACATATTCTGCATTGGTTCGTACAGGTCCATAAGATACTGTAGTTACGATTCTGTCTTTATATGCATCTTCTATGACATGCTGTCCATATAACAATAGTTTTCGTCCAGTTGCCGTTGTAGATGCAGCAACATCTTGGTCATAAAAAGTACTTGTTTTTGCACCAGTCTGACCGTATATAGAATTTGCAGTAATTTTAATTGAAAGCTGACGTTTATCTAAGACATTCTTCATAAATTCATCTTTTTCATGTATGATTTGTTTTCGCGTATGTTTCCTTGCTGCTAAACATTCTTTTAAAATGGCTGGCAATATACCTAATTCACCTTTTGGAAACTGTGCAAATCTACATGTTTTATAACCTACTTTTACTTTAATTCGTGCTGATTTTTCATCCTTCGTTTTATTACGCCATTGATACGTATCATATGTGATATCTACATAATTATATTCTTTTAAATTATCATATATAAATCTACCTGTATCGTCTTGTTCTCCAAATACTTTTATTAGATGTCCGTCCAAGTTATATTCTTTGGTCCAAACTTTACTATCAGGTGAAATATTTTCACTAATCATAGAAGAAGGATATAAGGATCCATAATCTACACATGCAATCGGATCATCTAGATATAAATTTCGTTTAGGGGGAAGAACAATTGCACCTTCATATCCTTCATTTGTTAAGGTTTTATCTAAAACAGGCATGAGGTATCCTTTTTCTCTACATTTTTTTGCAATATAACTTGTTAATTTTATACCTTGTCCACGCATAACCAAATAATCCATGGGAACACTACACAAACCAGACATTTCAATATAACCTGTAATGACATCAATCTTATTCATTAAATGATGCACGAGATTACAATCTTGAATACAATATTTTGCAATGGTATAACGTTCTTTTGGTCCTTCATTTGTCATTCTAAAAATATCCTGAGGTGTTACATCATCTTTCGCTATTCCCCATCTAACTTTTTTTTTCATATCGGGGTCAATGTTGCCTTGAATATAAAATATACTTTCATTGGAAACGATTTGAACGACCTTAAATTTTTCACCGTTTTTGTATTTATCCACCGTATATGATTCTTCTTCAAAGATAACATACGACCCTTTATCTAATCCAATTAAATTTTTACTAACAATTTTTGTATTTGTACCTACATGTTGATAGGATATCACTCTATCTCCAATAAAATAACCAGAAACATAATCTAATTTATAACTCATTAGGGTATAGTCCCTCCTAAAATAATTGTACATGTCAATATTTAATCTACCATTCATTTTGATAAACTTTAAATTATGTTGTCCGGATGCAATGATAATTGTATTTTCTTCAATATTATAAGTATTCGTCTTCCAATCCTTTTTCCAACAAATCTCATTATGATTTCTGGAAAGTTTTAAAAACTCTGAAGATATATTTAGTTCCTTTGAACGAGTGTACATAAATGGATAATCAAATCCAAATATATTATATCCGGTTACGATATCAGGGTCTTCTGTTTGTATCAAGTTGCTCCATGCAATCATTGCACGTGCCTCACATTTATAGTTTTGTATACATGTATTTTGTACTTCTTGTAAATCATTACAAGAACCTACAACAATACAATGATTTAAATAAGGTTCAGAATCCCCATATTTCCAAAATGTAGTACCTATAAACGTAATTTCATCTCCTTTCACTTCTGGAAACGATGCGCATAATAATACATTTAACATTTGAATACGAATTTCACGCGTAAATGTGGTATTATTCAATATACCCAACACAGATTGTCCAGATTTTACAACCTGTTTTTTAAGAAATGTTGGCGTAGATTCTTCAATGTTATGATTGGATATACCTTCTGAGATGTATTCATCTTCCATGGTATACATCTCAGAGTTTGCTTTATCACTAATATATACTTCTTCCGAATTTTTACATTGCATAAACATTTTTATATAATGTCTTACTTCAGGTTCAGTTATCGTTGATTTTATATATACACGACTCACATTCCATACCGGTTCGTAAGCATATCCAAACGACGACAATATAATATCTTGAATAAAGTCGGATGTATGGGTGGAGTCTTCTCCATCCCATGCATCTACCATTTCTTGTGCTAATTTAATATAATCCTTTTTTGCAATTGGGAAATCACCATGACTACTGGATGCCTCAATGTCAAAACTTGCAATCGTATAAGGAACCCGTGATTCATTGTCTGGGTCAGTAATGATTCGTTTATAATCTATAGTCACTTCATACCGACATGATGTTTGACCTGTATATTTACCTTGTATCACGCTACAATGGTTCAGTGGTAATAGTATCCATCCAGAAGGTTTGATGTTTTTAATATGAAACATCCGCAAGAGTGGAGGTATTTGTGCTTCATACAATTCGGTAGGATAACCACAATAGTCAAGTGTCTTTACCTTTGGTACTTTAGTTTCATAATCGTACCATAAATTTTTAAATCTTTTAAACGAATGTAAATTTACAAACTCAACTTTTAAAAATTTACATTGTTTACCTGAATTGAATCCATATAACTTATTTTTTTTTACTAGTGTTGTTTTTATAATCGTATTTTCAAAATATTTAGAACCGACTAATTTATATAAATATTGAGTAAAGCACAATTTGTTAGACGTTGTCCAGTCTTCTCCAACTTTCACATAAAAGAATGGATAATATCCTGTAACCGTAACAGCATACTTTTCACCACTGTGATTTAAACCAAACATTTGAATCACATACGAACGTTGATTACATGGTATAAACTGTTCGGATGAAATATCCTCATCGTAATCGTTAAAAGTTAACAAACGTATAGATACGTTCGTCATTGTATAATAAATATATATAACGTATTTTTATATTTCAATTTTGTTACTTCATACATTAAATATTCAACCATTCAAAAGTTCGTTAGATTGTCTAAATACTATTCTTTCTTGATTACCAATATTTGGATACTTAAGTAGAATATCATCTAATTCATAAAAGAATTTATATATCAATGGGTACATTGTACTTATATTACCTATATATATATTGTCAATTCCAGTAAATTCCTTATCATATAAAAACATATTTTTATGCAAGGGTTTATTGTTATGGGTTAGTATAAACGGAATAAGTGTATCCATCTGGATACTATTACTATTTTCCAGGACATCAAATCTACAGTTGACAATGGTATCCTTCATGGATAAAGGATCCAGATGTTCCTTCATATAATTTACGATTTGATATTTACCATACCAATAATATTTCCAACCCAATGTAGGCATGTTGCTTTTACAAATGATTCCGCTGGTATTACCGATTAAGTTTATTTTAGAATCATCGTCAATGATAATATGTTTGATTAAATGTTTTAAATCCTTAAAGTAATTATAAATAACTATATCATTTACCGGTGAATTATTCTTGGATATACGTCTCCAACTAATACCATTGGAATATATACTCCAAGTATGTATGTATATAGATAAATTTGGGATATGTTTATATATAGTTTTAATGAAATTGTATAAGTTGTCATTTTCAAATGAATTACGAATATGTCCTCTAAGTATAATTAACATAATATAAATGGATATATTATTAATAGATTATAAACGTGATGAGGTCCCGTTTGCAGATTGTACACGTGTCTGCAACGGCAGGACGTACATACATGTGATGTACGTTAACTGTATTCCATTACCGCAATAATATGTGATACATTCATGGCAAATCACTGGACACTGTGAAGGTCATCAACGATTTTCTGAAACCGCTTCCCGATATTGTATGTAGAGTGGTGTGTACCAGGGAATTAATTATAAAACTTCTGCCGTTTTGAAGAATTAGCAAAAAATGTGATATATCAATAAAAAAAGTAAAACCAGAAAATTATAAAAATTATTTTGAATATGCTTATGGAACAACTAAAAAAACAGAATATACAAGAAAACCATCAACACGAAAACATAAACTAAAACAATATAAAGACTCCAATGAGCATCAACATACGCATATAATAGTCGTCTGGAATAGGTTTTCGCAATAACGTATCTATTTGAAACACTAACGATTGTGATTATTTATCTATAATTTGTATTACCTTCGTATCATTTTTTAGCAAATAAACAAAGGATAACAGAATCAACCGAAGATAATTTAAAACATATTGTATTCACTGCTTTCTCAACCGTGTGATATTCTTCTAGCGCATCACCAAGTTTTGATTTAGCTTCATTCCGTAGTGCATATAATATATTCATATCAACGGTGCGAGTCAGACATGCTTCCAAAAATCGCAAGTATGCACGATAGGCGAATAATATTGGTAGCGGATTTTCTTTCCAAAGGACATTGTATGACATCTTTGACGGGGAGGTTATATTTTGTAATATATAATCAATTGATTTCTTGAGATTAGAAATGATTTTGGTTAGATTTTTGGTTGCAAATTCAAGATACATAGGTTCAAAACATTGCATGGAACAATAATAAGTCATAATGGTTGTGCGTGAATCATTACGACCCATATATGTATCCTTTGCTTTATATTGACCTAATTCATAGGTAGTGTCACAAGGGACATGACAACGATTGCAACGAAACATGTATGTCCCGCAAACCATAAGGAGGAATGGATACTCTTAATGTATTTGTAATATATTTCATTTTTTTTTACATTTCAACCGCGTTATTTAAGAATATAATAACTTAAAATAATTATTTAAACGATAACTAGTATAGTATACTAATGATTGTATATATTATAGTATGGATGAGTATGTTCCATACTATTCTATCCTTTGAACATGACTTTTTAAATAATAATATCGGGAAAGTCTATCCTAGCCCATATGGAAACCTTACGCCTCCTCCATATAGTTTAACACGTTTGAATTTTATACCAATGACGTTCGCTACTCCTAAGAAAATCTATTTCATTGATATAGACGGAACGATTTGTGACACTTATAAAAAGGATTATTCTATATCCACTCCCAAAATGAATATAATTCATTATGTGAATCAATTGTACGACGATGGAAATGAAATTCATTATTGGACCGATAGAGTGTCGGTCTCCGGAAAGAATTGGGATACATTAACTCTTCGTCCATTGATAGCATGGAATTGTAAATATGATTCTGTCAATATTGTAAAACCGCATTATGACGTATGGATAGATGATAAATCTATCCGCGTGGATGATATAGTATAACGGTCTGCCTTTTTTTCATACTATAATATATTATAGTATGAATGAACCCATGGATAGAACATTGTATAATAAAGTAAAACGTGAAGCGAACCAAAAATATAAAACGCATGGTGCATATAAAAGCGGTTGGATTGTAAAAACGTATAAAGAACGTGGTGGTAGATACAAAGGTAATAAAACCACAAAGGGGTTAACGGCATGGTTTAAAGAAGATTGGCGTAATGTTGCTAGTAATAAACAATATCCAGTGTATCGTCCTTTTAAGAAGATAAACAAAGATACCCCTTTAACGATTTATGAAATATCTCCAACCCATCTCAAATCACAGATCAAGGAAAAACAAAAAATAAAAAGTAGAAAATTAAAACCTTTTTTTAAAAAGGTGTAATACCTTACGATTGACGTTCTTTTAACTCTTTCAAGTCCTTCTCCATTTGTTCTAATTTAACATGAATCGTTCGTATGTATCTTTCATGCATTAGTAGTAATTCATTTGCGGTTGGTATTTTAGGTGGCGATTGTTTTACACTTGACTGAAACGTAGGTTGTTTTTCATGTACAACCCCACGACGTCGTTTTGCGGAAGATAGACCCGAACTACTCATATACATTCTTCTATATTATTATTATTATTATTTACCGCAAACCTAGTATTTAGCATATAATCTGTTAAACCTAAATCCTTCTATAGTTGTATATAAATATAATATTATAGATGTCCAATAAGTATGTATTTAAATCTAAATATATAGTATATAGGATGTCCAATAAGTATGTATTGTTTATACCGATAGGTGGCATAAATGATTGTTTTTCACCAATACAAGATGTTATATCCTATTGTAAAAACAATAACCGAATTTTGTTATTAGATATGACAAATAGTTTTTATAATATTAATTTTTCTGATTATTTTCATATGCCAACGTGCGATTGTAATATAATTTACGATACTGATAAAATTAAAGACATTTTAAAAAATAATACTTTATCCGTATACCCTAATAATTTAGATTTTAACCTAATAGATTTATTTTATAAACAAATTAAATTTAGATATACCAAAGAGGTATATTACTATAAAAATATACCTCTAGATTTACCGAACAATGTAAATGAAGATATTATTTTACATTGTCGTTGTGGAGGAGGGAACGGTTTTGATTTTTTTAAACAATTAGGTTTAACCGAAAAGATAAAAAGCATATGTATTCAGAAAATGAATTTATTACAAAATAATTATTTATGTATTCAAGTAAGACATACGGATTCTAAATGTGATTATCCAAAGTTATATGAAGACCACAAAACAAAAATACATTCTTATGACCAAATATATATTTGTACGGATGATGAATCCGTAATTACATTTTTTAAATCTAAACATTTGAATGTATTTTGTTTTACTACATTTCCGACCAAACCATTCAATAATTTACATAGTAGTAATATTCCAAACGATATAAAACTACAAGACGTACTCGTTGATATATTTATGGCCACAAATAGTAAAGAACTATTATCAAATTCTAAGGGTGGGTTTATTAAATTATTGAGAAATTGTTTTAATAATAAGAAACTTGTATTAGATAAGTTATTATGAATGTTTTGAATATAGAAGGTTTAATATAATTTTAATTTCTTTGGATACACATATGGACAATCTTGATGCAGAAGTTATATCTGGCGGTTCGTCCGGATTTTTTAAAACCGTCTTTAATTTTGATGAAAACAGTACATCCGAAATGATGAATATCGTTCAATATACATTTTTAGCCATATTGCCTTGCGTGTTTATTTTAAAGGTGGTAAGATATACCGTCCCAGAAGACGACGAATCCAAGGGTTCCTTGGAAATATTAGCAGAAATATTACTTCAACTTGCATTTATGGTATTGGCCATGTATGTATCCAACAAAGCCATTCGTTATATTCCTACTTATAGTAAAAGTCCTTATTCAGGTGGTAACGAATTTAATTTTTATTTACCCTTTTTAATATTATTATTAACGATGCAATCTAAAATCGGGTCTAAAGTAAATTTATTATACGATAGAGGGATTGATATGTGGCATGGAAGAAGTAATATGGAACCTATGACCAACACACAAACGACTGTACGTGTAACGCAACCACTTTCAGGTCAAATTCCGAATGATACATCCTACGACACAAGTCAATTGCTTCCAACGAACCCACAAATGACACAATTGCCTACATCAACCGATACGAGTCCAAATTTCAATCGTATGTATCAAGACCAACCTAGTATGCCGAATAATACAATGAATGAACCCACTGCAGCAAATGAATTGGGTGGATTTAGTCAATGGTAACTGTATCTTTCATGTAACGGGGGACCTATTTTGTACCAATAGGCATAATATAGGTCACGTGATAAACTTCTACAATCACATACACAGGTATTAGAATCTATACTATAATGTGGATTCGGATTCGTCTTAGCGTTGATTTCAACCGGACATAAATTAGGTTTATAATAGGAATGACGCGTGCAACAATTACACCGTTTGGTAATACGAAATAGTTCTGCTAACTTACACGAAGTATATTTCGTATGTAAATATTGGATGTGGCTCACATCCTCACATTCCATTTGCAATTCAATTTGCAATTCATATATACATTGGGACGGTGTATTGATTTGTTGGCATATTGCCTTCATATATAGTCTGTGTTCTGGATAACCAAATGAATATATATATCGTTGAATATCCTCGTGTTCCATCAATGATTCCATGTTTATGACAAACACTCACACACAAATGGAATCATTTTTCACATTTAATCATTAAACGAATGCGTTAATTACTTAATATATATATATATATTATAACAATGTTAAGTAAAAATATATTTTTATTATGGCTACAGGGATGGGAAAATGCAAGTTGGATACATAAACAAGTAGCAGAATCTTGGGAAATCAACAATCCAGAATGGACGATTCATTATATTGATTTAGAAAATTTAAAGAATTATGTAAAGGACATAGATTATATTTATGATAAAACGAAACAAATTACTCCACAAGCAATGAGTGATATAATAAGATTAAGCTTATTGAAAAATATAGGAGGAGTATGGGCTGATGCAACATTATTATGTATGCAACCATTAGATAGTTGGGTATATGACGCAGTTGAACCATCCAATATATGGATGTATCACGGACATGGGGCTGAGATGCCCAAAGAAGTCGGACCAGCTTCTTGGTTTATAGTTGCAAAAAAAGGTGAATATATAATATCAAAATGGAAAGAAGAATGTGATAATTATTGGAAAAGAAACAATCGTGCACATAAATATTTTTGGATGGACCTATTATTTAAACAATTATTTGAAACAGATGCTACGTTTAAAGAATTATGGTTAAAAACACCATATTTATATTGTGAATTGGATGGTCAATGTCATACGTTAGCACATCATAAGATGGATAGAAATACACCACATATTAAAAAATTATTTTTAGAACACCCCCCATATGCATTAAAATTGTGGAAGACATGGAATAATAGGTTTCCATGTATAGACACAATACAATGTCAAAATTCTAATGGGTATTATGCAATATTAATGTCAAAACGTAAAATAGGCTATAAACATGTAATGACATAAAACAAATACGGTTATAAAATAATATTCGTATAATACAATGTGTTTCAAAAGTGTTTCTTGGATGAAATTTTTACATCACTATAAAACAAAATTTGACAATGAACACATTCAATTAACAACTGGACATAATAAAACGGCTGTGCTTATAGAACCAAGATTAAATCCTTTAGTAGAATTAGTGATTAAGAATTTTATGTATTTTTTACATAAAGATTGGAATTTAATGGTTATTTGTGGAAATAAAAATAAAGATTATATTTCACATCTATCTACCGAGATTGGTGATATAATAATTTATGATTTACAAATTGATAATTTAACTATACGTGAATATAATGATTTATGTTTATCAAAAGAATTATATAATTTAATTCCTACCGAAAATATGTTAATTTTTCAAATAGACACGTTGTTACGAAAACCGATTCCAGACGACTATCTATTATATGCTTATGTAGGTGCCCCTTGGAAGAAGAATGTTTCTTGGTTTGGTAAGACAAATGGAATAGGAAATGGTGGTTTATCATTAAGACGCAAAAGTTATATGTTATCTATTATAGAAAATTATGATAAAAAGATGAAATGGAATGAAGATGTTATTGTTGGAACGATGTGTAAAAAAATGAATTTGCCTATGCCTACATACGAACAAGCTTCTTGTTTTGCAGTAGAAACTGTCATGAATGATGACTCCGTTGGAATTCATAAACCACACTTTAATGAAACCCAACTGAAACACTTATTCATAACCCCTTAAATCATCAACGCTATAAACATATACAGATGGGTTAAGACCACCTATTAAAATAATCCCACTGTTTCTACATATTACTAGTAAAATTAGATTTTAATTAATTCATATTATAGTTTGTATCTTTTACGTTTAGATTTAGACTTACGAGTTAAACGTTTATTGGAACGTTTACGTTTATTGGAACGTCTTTTTTTATATCTACCCGCTCCAAAAATACTACTCATTACACCTTTAGATTCACCTGATTTGGAACTGGAGGGACCATTGCTGGGTGTACCTTTAAACCAATTCATAAGCCCATTGCTGGAGGAAGGTTGACCTACCATGCCATTGCTGGAGGAAGGTTGACCTACCATGCCATTGCTGGAGGAAGGTTGACCTACCATGCCATTGCTGGAGGAAGGTTGACCTACCATGCCATTGCTGGAGAAAGGTTGACCTACCATGCCATTGCTGGAGGAAGGTTGACCTACCATGCCATTGCCGTTTGCAGGATTACGATATCTAGATTGGGGATTCCGATAACCATTGCTTTGTGAAAGATTTAATGTAGACATAAACTATTGTAAGAAAAAAAATAAATCAAATCATTCTTAAATATAACGCACAAACAATTTTAAAGTGTAATAAAGTTAATTATATATATAAAGCATGAACGTATTGAATGTAGATACACTATTAAAATCGTTAGAAGATAAAAAAAATAAGTCACTATTGAACTTGGATTTGACTCACGTCAAAACACAAAAAATGAATATATTGCGTCAATTATACTTGTCTAAGCATGTCACCCACGATTTGTTAACGAAATTAGACCAGTATATGTTCGTAGATGAAATGCCTGACATGAAATATGGCTCTTATATTAGAACCATACATATGATTGACCCTGACCATATAACATTATCATCCGGAGGGTTCGTATGTGACATTAAAGTAGAAGACAAAGGAATCGTCATTCTATGTAAAAATAGATTGAATCATTTTTTTCAAATCGTCATGCATGAACATTTGATATTTCGTAAATTAAAAGAACAAGAACTTACTTTACTTTATGCACTTGAACATATTCATCGTTAATGCGTTATAATAATATATATATATATTATGGAAAAAACAAACTTAAAGATGATTATTCAGGACCTTAGAAGCAGAAGAGATGCATTATCACTGGCACATGAACAACTAAAAAAAGATAGCGATAGTTGGAATAAAGGGGTTATTATTATATCCCTTGCAACAGGTATGTTTGAATCTATGAAAATCCAGATGGGATGGGATAGTAATATAGTGGCTCTTGTACCTATCGCATTATCCTCTATCATTGCCTCTATATCTGCACTCATTAAGTTCAGGGATTTTCCAAGACAGATGGAAATTATACTACAAAGCCAAAGTCTATTAACCCATACATTGACCAATGCGCGTAACGAAAATGAATTAACTAATGTATTATTAAAAGAATACAATGATAGTTTAGAGAAGTTAGAAACGAGTTTATATCCAGATATTCGTAAAGTATTTTTAATTCAGTCACATAAAAATCTTATAAGTATTATGAAACAAGAACAAAAGTACTTTGAAACCATTGAAAAGATAAATAACAATGAACCTGTATCTGGTTCAAATAGTGAGGCTAGTTCCGAACAAGGTGAATTTATGTCACAACACTATAAACCGTATAATAAAGAGGTTGATTTGAATATATCCACAAATGAAATATCACAAACTGACCTTGAGGCAGAGTTGTAATTTATATTTTTTATTCCTAATATAGTATAGTAATGTCAAATGTATTTGAAACCTTGAATGTATGTAACATAGAGTATGATAATGAATTGAATCTAAGATTGTCTGCAAGGAATGAACCATCCAGACCATTACAACCGCAATTTAGTATTCGTCCAGTTTCTACCAAATACGCGTTATTACCCGTTGTAGATACAGTGATTTCTAGTTCTGTACCCTTGGATACATATCCAATTTATCAACCAGGACAAGTATTTAATCCTGGAAACAATATGGCACCGTGGAGTGGATTCGCAACCAATATAGATGTTGAATCCACGCTTCGCAGTCAGTTCATGGCATTGCAACGAAATGAACAATCTGTTTATATACCTTCTTCCGATAGTGATATGTATGAGAATCCAGTATATGGTAGACCAGAACAACAACCTTTTCCAGGTTTGTTTCAACATGCATCCTTTCAATCATTCAATCCAAATACATGCAATGTAGGAAAAGACCTTTTTCACAATCCGACTAGAGAACAACGATTAAATTTAAATTGTAACCAAAGATAATTCTCTCTATTCAATAATGAAAGATAGCTTGCCTGAAAACGAATTTAATGCGATTGAAGTAACCTTGAAATGTTTAGCGAATTCTGTATATCAAGAAATTTTAAAAAAAAAACAAGTTCAACATAGAACATTAGAGGAATACAATTTATATTCTAAACAGGTAGACGATATGATGCAAGATATGTTAAAAGGTATATATGTAACGGATATAATTAAAGAAGCTCACATGGATATGGTCAATTTAATGATTGAATATATTAAAGTTCAAGAAAAAATTAAAACATTATCTAAACGTTGTAAAAAGGTAACGTTTGATATATTACCAAATACAAAAGAGTCTGACGCCAATATAGAAACGAAACAATGTATTATTGACTTACATTCATTTGATAAAAAAGTATTTCCGTTATTTCATACGAATAAATTACATGAATAATATTATACATATATATTATGTCATCTTCAGTAGATACGATTGGTTCCGCTTGTTTTTTAGATTTCATGTGTGCTATATTTTCAAGAATTGCTTATACCGAAGACCCATTGCCAATCTACTTGGTGTCTGGAGTGTTTAGAATACTTCCAAAAGAATTAATAATATCTCTAAGCGAAATTACTTCTATAACCGATTTAAAAGATGACACTGCTTTATTGCAAAAGGCAGATGCTTTATATCCAAACCATACGATTCCAATAAGGACATCTAATAAAATACGATATGTAGATTTCATGCCTTACGTTCCATCCATCAATGAGTTAATAGAAAATACGGATAAAAGTAAATATTACGAAAAAGAAACTGACCCAAATATTAAGATAATCAGTATTGCCGATTCAAATTATGGAGATACGTTGGTAATTTGTACAAAATATGTACCCTTTGTGTGGTTGGCATTTAGAGGTACCTATAGCACAAAGACCGCACAATCTTATATACAATTATCCTCTTTAATTCCAGCGGAAATAGACGAAGGAACTAAATTATTAAAAGGTATCGCAAAAATAGAATATGAAATAATACATACGTTATTTGCAGCCATGAAAGTATTGGTTAAAAATTTTTTACCAAGTAAATCAGTAATACCCGTGATTACTGGACACAGTCTTGGGGGTGGGTTAGCCACCATATTTGGTAACGAATATTGTAATTTAGTTGCAAAATATGGTGAATCATTTGTTGCACCTTTAGATTCAACCCCAGTATGTATCAGTTTTGGTTCACCACGTGTTTTGAGTAAAGGAACGAGTGAAAGATTATGTCAACATATCGTTTCGGACCGTATTTTATTCCATCGTTTTTCAAATGATGCAGATCCTGTAACATCGCTTCCTCCACCTGGAATCGGATTTTACCATCCTTGTTCCAGTAGTAAGGATAAAGCAAAAGGATATAGACCATTGATATCCAGAGATTGTAAAAGTCCTATGACTTTAACGCCATTTCCAAAAGTAAATTTGAATAAACCCATAAATTGTAGAACCACTGAATCAAGTTTAAGCGGAAGAGTATTTGGTGTTGGTCCGTCTCCATTACATCACGTGTCCTATCTATATGTTAGTTTTATACAAGCAGCAGATGTTGTACATTTATTGGCTAAATCTGCATTCACAATAACCACAACTGAAATTGGTAGAGTAAAAATAACGAAGCCACAAGTCAACATAACCCAAGGGGATTCAGAGATGCGTATAGTACAAATGACTGGGAATGGTAACACTGGTAATTTTACAGTTGGATTTGTAGATTTGGTTACTTTACGTAAAACAAGAGGTCCGTTAAAGGAAGATAGTGTTATGCATGAAACATTATTTTCCAAATTATTAAATGATACAAAATTTAAACAAGAGGTAAGTTTTGACGCAAAAGGTATACCTGTTTCTTTTCCCAAAAGTATAAAAGATGATAGTTTGATAGATAGTGACCCAGATTATCGTAATGAATTAAATAATACAGGGGATAATTCATTCGTAGATGCTTCGCCAGCAGATGCACCTCCTGTTGATGCTTCGCCTGTTGATGCTTCGCCTGTTGATGCTTCGCCTGTTGATGCTTCGCCTGTTGATGCTTCGCCTGTTGATGCTTCGCCTGTTGATGCACCGCCTGTTGATGCACCGCCTGTTGATGCACCGCCTGTTGATGCACCGCCTGTTGATGCTTCGCCAGCAGATGCACCTCCTGTTGATGCACCGCCTGTTGATGCACCTGATAACGCGCCAACTGATGCAGGGGTAGGTGGTCGTTGTAAAAAAAAATTCACAAAGAAAAAAATTCACAAAAGAAAATCAAGTTACAAAAAAATCACAAGAAAAATGAATAAAAACAGAAATAAAAGAAAATCAATTAAACGACGGTAATGCAATAGGTATAAAAGGTTTCATGTCACGCAAAGTGATACTTACAATTAAATAAAAATTGAAATAAACACAATCACTATAATCATGTTATTATGATGGACTATTATTCGCAATTTCCAGGACCTTCTTTCACAGAAGCAATGTCCCAGTTATGTAAAACAGACTATTCAAATGAATTAAACCAATATATAGAAAAATGTATTAAAGGCGAAATTCATGAATATGGTGGTTTAGGTTCGTACACGGGTTGGAATGTTTCTGTCAAACCTAAGATGTTACAAAAGATAAAACATAAAATAGAACTACGCGAAAAGGCAAAAAAAATGTTACGAAAAGTGTTTTATAATTTTCAAGTGTATGGCACTTTTCTACAACTGTATAAAGATATTTATTATAAACCAAACGGAGAATATATGAAAAGCATACAACCCGTTTATGAAAATATATTTAAATCATAATGTCTTGTATTATAATATTATAAAGTAAATAAACCATTTAAATTTGCTTGGTTCCAGTTTGCTGGTTCAAAAATGACCGCTTCTGGAACAAATACATTATTCATATTAATATTAATAAAAGTACCAGGGGTAAACTTACGGTACAAAAATAAAGGTGTACCAACAGGCAAGTGACGTTGGTTTGATACCATCATAACGATATAGTTAATACGAGCTATCATTATATTCGTATGGAACAGGTCATGTATGTCCATGAGTTCCTCACGAATTCGGTCCACTTGAAATTGTGCAATAAGTTGATTGATTTGTGGGCCATTTTCTTGTAAATTATTATCTATTTCAATATAAGTAATCGCTTGCCGAATGTATGCAAACATCCCTGCACTATTACCTTGTCCCATATATTCAGTAAAATGTTGTGGGACATGATATCTCAGCATTATAAATAATAATAAAACTGAACCGGTTCGTCCCAGCCCTGCGAGACAATGGACCACAGTCGGTACGTCGTCTGTGTTAAACATTGCCGATAAATAATCCCATACGACTAATGAACCAGGAGTCATATCTGGAATCATAGGGTATAATATTTGAACACTAGGATCTCCATTTGTAGTCGGATGAGACTGTTTTGTCTCATTAAAAATTCTATTTTCTAGCATAACATCAGGCTGACACGCAGCAATATTATTCGGAGGAAGAGGCTGCTGACCGCCACACCCCTGTAAACTAAGTACTCTTCTAATATCTTTACGAAATAACAAAAATCTAAATATATTCTCCATAGAACGTTCGTCCCATGGTGGAAGTGAAGTACCGTAAAAATTTAGCCCTCTTACCTTTACGAGTGTGCTCCATTGCAAACCCCCGACCCTCCACGCTGGTAATCGCGGAGGTAAGTCTGCAGGTGGATAAATATCGTCAAATGTTCGTATTATACCACCTTTTAAATGTCGTTTATTGCGTTTCGCTTTTTTATTGCGTTTCGTTTTTTTATAACTTTTTTTATAACTTTTTTTATAACCTTTTTTGTTATGTTTGCTTAAATTTCTCATATAATAATATGAGAAAAAAATCACGGCTGGTATTATCTTGTCTTAAGATATACGTTTGGATTGCATTGTATACCATGGAATCATCGTATTACTGTTGATATTCTTAAGTTCATGTGTTTCTATATAAAATCCGAATGGGTCTGGTGAAAGACATACAATATAATAAGATTTCCATAAGATATCCCGATTTTGTTTAGAATCTTTATATTCGGTTTCGGGTCTCAATTCTTTATTAAGCATGTCAAACGTGATTTCATCTGGACAAGTATCCGGAACAAATTTATATTGATTATTTTGTAAATTAATTATACGCGTTGTTAATTCGTTGGTTTGCATTGACATTATATTATAACAATATTATTTTATATTACATTTCAATTTTATTGAAATGTAATAAGTTTTGTAAAAAATATTTGATTAAACATGATTGAAATATATATATCTATAGCGTTCAATATCTTTGTCTGGTATTCGTTTTGTCATAAAATCATTATACGTTTTTGTATTCGTAAGTAATTGTATTATCATATATAACGAGTACATTCCACATTCTGTACTACTTTTTTGATGTTGTAACGGATGATTCTCATATAATTGTTTATGAATATTTAATTTGGATGCTTGTTGTATGACACGATGGGCAAATCGTAATATCTCAGGTAAAATTGGGTCGCCTGCACTATCAAAATAAAAAATATATGGATTGACATTCGTAGTATCAATGAATAAAGATACCCAATGTTCTCCCCCTTTGTTATGTGGATCCGTATTAAAAATCACTCCTATTTTACGTTTTCCCTTTTTTAACCATTTAGATAAATTAAACTCGCATAAATCATCCCACACACATTTATCGTTCACTATACGTTTATCAAAATCAATAGGTGTTGGACCTATAAACGCAAACTGTTTATATTGATGTTCATACTGTTGCATGACAGAGGTTATATCATAATTAGATAGCCATTCATTTGGATTTTTTTTCCATGTTTTGGGAGCATTAGGAGCAAAGGTATAATCAAGTATATCGTGTCCAACCTTATTTGCAAGGAATGTATGACGTAACCAACATTGTTCGTGTTGACATACACCCGAAAATTGTTGCCGTAACGCATTCCATATCTCTAATGGGTCATTTGTCGTAATTTTATCATCAGAGTGTCGTGTATTCCATAATTGTTTTAAATGTAAAAGCGTTTTTGTCGTGTAACATGTAGTCTCATTTCTTTCTGGATTGGCTGGATTACAGGTAGGCCTCATAGTATACAATAAATATAATAAAAAAATGAATTGTAAATGTATATACAACCTAAGATTGAACCATATGGATATTGCGCTTACGCCTGACACTTACACTCCAAGCATAGACGATGCTGGAAATTATATAGATACTATACCTATCCTAAAACACGGATTGCTATGTTTATGTGGAACACGGACCGACAAACGGTATGAAACGAATGCAAAATTTGCGATGCATGTCAAAACAAAAACACATCAAAAATGGTTAATGACTTTAAATCAAAATAAAGCAAATCATTATGTTCAAATGCTTGAACATAAAGAACTTCTAGAAAATCAGCGTAAAATTATAGGACATTTAGAAAAACAATTATCGCAAAAAAATCGCATGATAGATTACCTAACCGAAGAATTGTTAAATAAACATGTTAAACCTCAACCGAGCGTGAATCTGTTGGATATCAATGAATAAGACAATTATTTATCAAGAAGCAATATTTTAACCAGTTTCTATTCGAACTGTCCTAATATCTGTATTGAAATCCGTGGCATATTAACATATAAATTAGAGTTATCTGCGGATGGGATGACAACATATTTAAATATATTGCGTTCATTCAACACCTTACATGATATTATAGTCTAATCATGTTAGAAACATTATACTTCATCCTACATTCGCATTATATATATGCAAGAATGTAAATGGTTATATTAGTATTCGTCGTCGTTTGTATAGCATAAGTATGAATCATATTACATTTCTAAGGAGGATACAACCGAGTGTTAAAGTGTTAGAAATCAAAGTTAACTTAAAGGTGATATTAAAAATCCTGAGAATGAGTAATCATAATTCACTTCCTGCACAACACTTACCGGACCAGTAACAGACTGTACATTTATAGTGTCGTTGTATGCACATGGTACAATAAGATAAGCTCTTACTGCATAAACATCATTGCCGTTTCCTCCCATATCCTGAGTATCAAGAACGATATTATTTTGGTTTAATGTTACCTGGTAGTTAGAGGATAAACCAGCAGACACAGTATTGAAGCTGTAATTAAAATTCCACAAACCTGTTACGGGTATTGTATATGTGCATGTAGTTGTATCGTATCCTGAACAATTATCTGCAATAGATTTATTATACATGAGGGTTTCGCCATCGCTCTGGAATGTCTCATCCTCCGAACCCACACCAATTGCCTTAAAACAAGGGGTCACTGGCGTTAAACCGGCATCACCAGGGTCACCTTTATCACCTGTAGGACCGGTAGCACCTGTAGGACCTGTATCACCTGTAGGACCGGTAGCACCTGTAGGACCTGTATCACCTGTAGGTCCAGTATCACCTGTAGGACCTGTATCACCTGTAGCACCTGTATCACCTGTAGGACCGGTAGCACCGGTATCACCTGTAGGACCGGTTGCGCCTGTATCGCCGGTTGCACCTGTAGGACCTTGTGTAATGGGTGTATCCGTATTACAAGATAATTTATTGACAGGTGAAACAATAGTATTGACATTGGTGTATTGTCGTTGTACCTTCATATTTGTAAGCGGATCTTTTTCATTATAATACAATTGTATATTTGGATTATAAGGTATTCCCGATGAACTTGTTGAAGAGAATACTGTACCATCCTTTCCAGAATGTAACATATGAATACCTTTGTGATCTTTACAATCCGAAGATTTTAAGGTTGAACTATATATACCTGCATTGAATTGTTGTTGTTTCAATTCTGAAACACTATCTAACATTCTTGAACCAACATGTCGTTTGGATAAATAGGCATATCGTTGTTGTTTTGTCAACGGTTGAGAATTCTGTTTATGTTGAAGTACTTCTGCTTTACGACGCATATCTGTAATGGATTTATCTACATTTAAACACGGAACACTTGTGCGATACCCTGTATTCGGTGGTATAGGGCCAGACGGCCATTTGGATTTTTCGCAACTAGAACAATTTGATTCTGACATTATTCTATACTTATATAATTAATTTTTGTTTTGTATCCAAAGGTATACCAGAAGACATTTGAGGAATTTGTTGTAGTTTATTCACATTCAAAATAGTTCTTATACGTTCTAATAAGGTTTCCCATGTATCTTCATAGTTAGATTGTCGTAATGCTTCTAAAAAACACCACGTCATCACCCCGTTGAATTTACCATTGATTCTAGCGTCTAAACTCACTTGACCGTCCATACAACCACTTAACAGTATCACTTGTCCACTCGTATCTAACACATTCGGATTGGAATGTACAGACATACTCTCATTGGTTTGGATAGAACTATCCAAATATTGATACCGTAAATCGTATATGGTGCCACTGTGACAATTATCAAATAATGAAAACAATGTAACTTTTTCTTTCAAATGTGTTTGTATCAATTGTTTAAATGTATCATCTACAATGGTTTGATTGTCTGCGGTTACTATCATTTCGTCGTAACCATCCATTTCGTCTTTTTCATACATATCGGCAGTATAATACCCATGACCACTAAATGTAAAACAAATATGGTCTCCTTCATTCGCAGATTGTAACAATGCAATAAACGCATCCAATATGTTTTTACGTGTTGCCTTTGTATTGATTAACAATTGAATGTTATCTTGTTTATATTCGTATTTGGAAACAAGCATGTTCCTTAAATCATACACATCATTCACGCATCCTTTTAACTCTGAACTTGTACCTTCATAATTAATACCAACTAAAAGCGCTTTTTTAGTTATGGTAGGTATAACGGATACTGTATATGTATTACGAATATTGGAGATACGTGTATCTTTTATATGACCTAGTTGTAATTTACGTGATTGATACCATTTTATAATACGTGTATTCATCAATCGTTTATTCTTCCACGACAATCTACTTGCTCTATGTATAGAACGAATATTCATCATAACGGTATGTTTTAATCTTTTCAATTGTTCATTATACCATACATTGACTTTAAGAATATCATCTTCCATAAGTATAAGTGAGATAAATATCAATTATAAATTTTTTATAATCTATAAAATCTATTTTATAGATTATAAAATCTATTTTATTACTATTGATTTTAATAT